GGAACTTTTGTCGTTACCGACAACCAAGTCACAAAAGGTACATACGGTGGATATGTGACCTTGTCCGAACAATCAATTGACTGGAGTACACCCGAGATCATCGGTCTTGTACTTGATGACATGGGTCGCATCTACGCAAACGAAACAGACAATGTCGCAGCAGATAACTTGAGGTCAGGTGCATCAGTTACATCAAACTTTGCATCAGCATCAGAAACTGATCCTTCCTACTGGCAAGCATGGATCTCGGCAGCTGCCACAACCATTTTGTCGGGCTCAAATGGCAACTTGCCTACCCATCTTTTCCTAAGTCCTGATTATTGGGGAACGCTTATGGGCTTGAGCGATTCATCAAAGCGACCTTTGTTCCCAGCAGTGGGCCCAATGAACGCTTACGGCAATCTCATGCCGGGACAACCAAACGGAATTGCATTCGGTTTGCAAGTAGTTGTAGATCGCAACTTTGCAGCGAACACAATTATCGTTGGCGATGCTTCTGGCTACGAAATCTTCGAGCAGCAGAAGGGCGCAATTAGCGTGGATGTACCTTCTACTCTTTCTAGGACTATCGCCTTCAGAGGGTATCTTGCAACACTTATGATTGACGCTTCCAAGTTCGTCAGAGCAGTTCGCGTCTAAGACCTGAAAGGTAGGCCGAGATTATGGCCTCTTACACGGTCACACATAAACAGCTCACCGACAACTACGCAGTCTTACAGCTTCTTACTGAAGCCGAGATTGAAGTTGGCGCAAGCGTTGTCATCACTGGAGTCGATGCAACTTTCAACGGAACTTACATTGTCTACGCTTTACCGCAATATGCGTTTATGGGCGTGGACGATGAAGGGGATCTTCTCTTTGATCCTTTGGTCACAATTCCGAATCAGGTGCTCTACGCAAAGACCGCTTCTGATGTCGCTCGCACTGCCGCTTCTGGCACGCTGACAATTACCCAGACTTGCACTTGGGTCACTTCAGCGATGCTCGAGGACTGGCTCGGTATTGGTACAGCGACCGCAGCTGACGCCGCATTCCTCACTATCTGCGCTTCGGCATGCTCACAATTCGCGTGGCGTCGCAGAATGGAAGCAGGCTATATCGATTCCTTGACAACAGTTCCTTCACAAGATGTCTTGCTCGGGACGCAGATGTACGGTGGCGCGCTGTACCGCCAACGCGGATCAGTAGATCAATTTGCTTCATTCCAAAATATGGGAGTAACTCCAGTCTCGGGTCTGAACGGAATGATCCGACAGCTCCTCGGGATTGATCGTCCGCAGGTCGCCTAATGGCTGTACCTAACTACACAGATCTATTCAACGAAGGATTCGACGATCTAGTCACAAAGCTCTCAACGGTCGTAGGTCTCCAAATAAATAACGATCCGCGCAATATCACTCCGCCTTCCTGCTTTGTAAACATCGACTCCATAGATGGCTACAACTACAATGTCGCAAAACTGAACTTCACACTTCAGATCATTACGCTCGGCCCGGGCAACCTAGACGCCCAAAAGAGCCTGCTCAATATCCTCGCCCAGATCTACGCGCTCAATATCGGGGTCGTATCTGGACGCCCCACAAACCTAGACATTGGCGGCTCAACGCTTCCTGCCTATGAGCTGTCGGTAACGACGGTTGTCCAGACTGCCTAATCCACACTCTCGGTCTCATTATGTGTCAAACTAAATCCAACACTTCCAAGGAGTAATCATCATGGCCACTTCAACTATCCTTTCAAATCCGCAAGTCAAGTTTGGCGCGGTCGATCTTTCGGGCTGGTGCACAAGCGCAGTCTTGACGAAAACTGTTACCGCGCTAAACGACACGGTATTTGGAAACACTGCAAACACTTTTACCGCAGGTCTTGAAGACAATGAATTGACCGTCACACTTTTTCTTTCATACGAAGCAAGTGCCACCTACGCCACACTTGCACCGCTTGTCGGCACAAAGTTCAATGTCACGGTAAAGCCAACTACAGCCGCAGACGGCCCTACGAATCCTGCGTTTACCTTAACGAATACTTTTCTCGAGTCTTTACCTGTAATTTCTGCATCGCTCGGTGAGCTCCAATCCGTGGATATTTCTACGATGGGCGGCGTCTACAGCGTGGATGTCACTCCGTAAATAACGGCCTTCCTTGGCCCGACGAAAGGAAACATAATGAAGATCAAACTCACGCTTACACGCGGAGACAAAAAAGAAACACTCATCACAAACCTCTTCGCGATCGCCGAATGGGAACGCTTAGAGAATCGTCGAGTATCTGACGGACGCGGTATCGGCGCATCCGATATGGCTTGCTGGGCATACATCATGCTCGGGATCAAAGGAGAAACACTTCCGGCTACTTGGCGCGAATGGCTTAAAGCGAACCCAGATGTCGAGATTGGCGTAGAGGATGCAACAGATGTAAACCCTACGGACGCGGCTACAGGCGACAACTCGCTGAACTTGTAGTCGCGACAGGATGGGCTCCCACTTTCTACGCTGACACCTTCGACACGCGAGATCTCACTACTATTGTCGCAGTGCTAGAAAAACAAAATAGGCAGAGGTGACATGAGCGGAACTGTAGAGACGAAAGTGGAGATCTACGGACTCAAGAGCGCACTAAAAGAATTGAACAAAGTGGACAAGGTACTTCGGCGCGAGATTACAAAAGATTACAAGCGCGTCACATTGTCACTGATTCAAGACGCCGAATCTGCGATCCCTCTGGGTCTGCCATTGTCTGGATTCGGTCGCACTTGGACACCGACAAAAGGTTCTTATCAGATCTTGCCTTGGCCTGAATCGCACAATATTAAAGCATCAATCAATACCAAAAACATCAAAGAATATGCAGGACAAAAGGTAAACCTTTCAACCTTTGTTGTTAAGTGGAGCGGTGGCGCGGCGCAGCTCTTTGACTTTGCGGACTCGGGCAATCTTGGCAATCAGCTCACGCGCAAATATGGCAAGGCGTCGCGCGTTATGTGGCGAGCCTACGAAAAAAACAAACTCCAACTTGATATTGAGATGGAAGCAATCGTGAACAAAGTTGCAAACAAAATGTCTATGAATCTGGCGGTGCAGTAATGGGCGTAATCCTTCCAATCATCTCCGAGTTTGATGCCAAGGGCACACAGAAGGCGATTAAAGAGTTCCAGAAGCTTGAAGGCGCATCTGCCAAGGCGCAATTTGCGATAAAGAAAGCAGCAGTCCCAGCAGCGGCGGCTCTTGCAGGTCTTGGCGTTGCTCTTGTAGGTGCTACCAAAGCGGCAATGGAAGACCAAGCCGAACAGGTACAGCTCGCACTTGCGCTATCTAATGTCACTGGGGCTACTGATGCACAGATCAAAGCCGAAGAGGACATGATAACGAAGATGAGTTTGGCGTCTGGCGTGGCGGACAGTGAGCTTCGTCCGGCTCTCGCCGCATTGACTCGAGGCACGAAAGACATTGAGGAAGCCAACAAAGCTTTAGCACTTGCACAAGACATCTCTGCGGGATCAGGTAAAGATCTTGCGACGGTCTCCGACGCTCTTGCTAAAGCTTACGGCGGCAACATGAAAGGACTTGCAGCACTTAGTCCAGAGATTAAAGCGATGATTAAAGACGGTGCATCGCTTGAAGAAGTAATGAATGTTCTTGGAGGATCATTCGGTGGAGCATCCGCAGCAGCTGCTGCCACTGCCGAAGGTGGAATGAAGCGTCTAAATATTGCACTTGCAGAAACAAAAGAATCAATTGGAGCAGCACTAATTCCAGCAGTTGAAGCCTTGCTTCCCTACTTGATCGCTTTTGGTGCGTGGGCACAAGAAAACACAAAAGTCTTTCTTATTGTCGCGGGAACGATTGCATCTTTGTCTATAGCAATTTTGGCTTTGAACTTTGGTCTTAAAGTTTATGCCGCATATCAAATTGTAGCAAATGGAGCTTTAGCGGCTTTTAGTGCTTTATTATTTGCTAACCCAATAACACTTGTCATCGTGGCAATTGTTGCTTTTATTGCAATCTTGGCGGCACTTTATTTTAAGTTTGAGACTGTCCGAAAGATCGTGAACACCGTATTTGACGCAATGCTCGCAGGCGGTAAAGCAGTCTTTGACGGACTCACTACCTACTTCACAGCAATCTTCAATATCTACAAATCACTCTTTAACGGCATCGCGAAACTTTGGAACAACACAGTCGGAAAGCTCTCCTTTGAGATTCCTTCTTGGGTGCCTGCGATCGGTGGGAAAGGCTTCTCCGTGCCAAATATTCCATACTTGGCAGACGGTGGAATCGTGACAGGGCCCACGCTTGCAATGATCGGCGAGCGTGGCCCTGAAGCGGTCATCCCATTATCTGGACGCGGCGGTGGAATGGGCAACTACACTATTAACATCACAGGCGGTCTTGGCTCAAGCGCAGAGATTGGGACAGCTGTCGTGAACGCGATCAGAGCATTCAATAGGCAGAACGGCCCAGCGAACATAGCGGTCGCCTAATGGCAGGCGTAGCGGTAGTCGGATCAGGTAACTACGACCTAGAGATTGATACCGGGTATATGTGGGACGCCTTCACACTGGACGACGATCTCAAAGGCGAATTAAATAACACGGAATATGTGCTCGATGGCGTAAGTCAATATGCGTCAGTCATGGATGGCACGATCGGACTCACAGCAAAACGCGGACGCCAAAACACAGGCGACCAATTCGCTTATGGGACTATGAGTTTTACATTGAACGACACTTACGCGGACGGAGTGTTTAATCCTTTTGATACAACTTCGCCTTACTACGATCCAGCAAATAATCAGCCGGGACTTGCACCGCTTCGCCAAGTCCGCTTCTCTCGCTATGACTCGCTCAATGTAAAGAAGTATTTGTGGGTGGGCTACATCGTGAATTACGACTACACCTTTACGCTTGGCGGACTAGACACAGTGACCGTAAATTGCGCGGACTTCTCCTACCAGCTTGGACAGACCTTTCTTGCTGAATGGAATGTCACGGAAGAGCTCTCAAGCGTCCGCTTTAATGCTCTGCTAGACCTTCCAGAAGTCGCCTACACAGGCTCACGGAGCATTGAGACTGGCGTGGCAACCCTTGGCGGTGCAGCTGCTTGGACGGTCGCCAACGGAACATCGGTCGCAGGGTACGCCAACAAAATTAATGAAGCCGAGCAGGGCAGAATCTTTGTGGATCGAGAAGGCACGATCACCTTCCAGAAGCGTCTAGGAACAACGCTAGGCGTCCCTGTCGCCGAGTTCCATGATGACAACACAAACATCGGCTACTCGGCTATTGACATCTCTTTCCAAGCGGACACAGTCGTTAATCGGGCATCCATCCAACACGCTGGAGCGACATCGCCACAGGTCGCCGAAGACCTAGTCAGCCAAGCCGCCTACCTTGTGCAGACACAATCCATTACAGACTCGCTCCTGCATAATGACGCCGCAGCTCTCACACTTGCCCAATACCTGATCAGTCCAGATCCCGAAGCGCGCTTCAACTTCTTAGGCACAGAGTTTATTGGGACACCTGCACTAGATCAAGACATCCTTGCGCTACTCGATGTAGGCGACCTGATCAATGTCCAAAAGTCAATAACGACATCCGCAGGCCCCAGCCAATTTGCACAAGATCTCACCATTGAAGGACTTGAACACAGGCTTAATTTGTCATCCGGGCATGCAGTCACCTATTACACCGCGCCAACAACGATCGTCTATGAGCTCATTTTGGACGACATTACCTATGGCACACTTGACACAGACAATGTCCTAGGATAATCACATGGCTATTCAGACTTTCACCGCCGCACAAGTCCTGACTGCGGCACAAATGAACGCTTTACAAGCGAACGATTACAACCAGACCGTCTCAACAAAGACAACAAGTTATGTCTTAGTTGCAGCCGATAAGGGAACTCGAGTCACGATGAACGCGGCAGGATCCACGACGATCACCGTGAACACTTCGCTCTTTGCAGCTGGAGACACAGTCTGGATTCAAAACATTGGCGCGGGTACTTGCACAGTGACCGCTGGTACTGCGACAGTGACTACTGCTGGTTCGTTGGCGTTGGCACAATGGGGGGGTGGCACGCTTTATTTTACTAGTGCTAGTGCTGCAATTTTTTTTAGCGGTGGTGCGCCTACTTATGGCGTGGCTACAGGTGGCTCATCAAGCACAATAACTGTTAGTGGTCAAAGTTACACAATGCTAACTTTCTCATCTTCAACCAATTTAGTTGTGTCGCGTAGCGGCGTTTTTGATGTCTTAATGGTTGGCGGCGGCGGCGGTGCAGGTGGCAACGGTGGTTCAGGTGGTGGTTCAGGTGGCGGTGCTGGCGGTTTGGTTACTGCATCTGTTTATTTACCTGCCGCAACCTATTCGGTTGTTATCGGTGCGTTGTCAACTTACAACGCAATTGCAAGCCCAACAACAATAGGTTCTACAACGATTGGCGCATTAGTTGCGCCAGTCGCATTAGGTGGTTCGGGTTATACAGGTGGCGCGGTTAGCACTGGCCCGTTGCGCAACTTTGGTATTTACGCGTCAGACACAGGGCCTTACACAACTAATGTGCCGTCACAAACTGGCAATCCGGGCGGCGGTTCAGGAACTAACGGCGCTGGTGGTGGCGGCGGTGCAGGTGGCAACGGTAGTAACGGTAGCGGTTCTGTTGGCGGTGCTGGCGGTGCTGGCTTTGATGCGTCTGCATGGCGTGGCGAAACAGCGGCAACAACAAGATATGCGGCAGGTGGTGGTGGCGGTGCAACAACTACTGGCGGTGCTGGTGGTACAGGCGGCGGTGGTGCTGGCGCGTCAGGTGCTAACGCTGGCTCAGCGGCAGCAATATCCGGCACATCGGGTTACGGTTCTGGCGGTGGTGGTGGTGGCACATCGAATGTCGCTGGCGGCGGTTCAGGAACTAACGGCATTGTTTTAGTTAGATTTAAAATATGAAATACGCAGCAGAAATAAGCACAGGGATAGTTACACAAGTAATTGTTGGCGATTATGTTTGGGCAAACGAAAACTTACAAGGCGAATGGGTTGACTGCACTTGTGGCGATGACCCGTGTGCAGGTATCGGCTACACATGGAACGGCACAGACTTTGTACCGCCAACGGCTGATAACTCTTAGCGTCATGGTTGCGCTTATCCTGACCGCTTGCAGTACGACCCGCATAAACGCGCCAATTAAAGTTCGCAATAGCGCGCTAATAGTTGAATGCCGAGTAGCTGACAGATGCGAGAACGCTAATGGCTAGGGACAAAGCAGAAATAGAAGTCCTTCATGCGCGGATGATTGTCTTTATTGGATGCACTATTGCAGTAACTTTTGCGCTTACCGTCATCGGTTTTACTTTCGGACTTTTATTTGTTACCCAGCCGCTCGAGCAATCGCCGAACGACGCGGACTTTATATCTTTGCTTTCAACGCTGACAGTTT